TTTCGCGAAGGAGTCCATCACTTCATCTCCTGCGGCGGCTCTGGTAGCGGCATCCATCTGATTACATCGCAATCACGTAGGCTGATGTCATCTCCAAGCCATCCTTGACCTTCAGACCAGCATTGCACGTAATACCCGCCTTCGGCGTCAACTACGCACCACTGCGCGTCGTTCGGCATTCGCTCACTACAGCTTATCCAGGCATCCGGAGTTACCGGAGAGTTGCCATTTACATCGAAGTTTGGCTCTGCGTCCTGAACCAGGAGGATGTGACCATTCTTGGCAGTATCAAGTTCTAACGCCTCGGTGACGGTGCCGAAATAGCGATTACCTAAATCAGCATCACAAGTGCTTACATCAATGGAAACTTCCATGCCTTCGATTAATTCTGCCAAGTTGTAAGCTTGGCTTACAGGTTCGGCTTCCAGTTCTGCTATGCGCTTTTTTGCTGCTTCCAGCTCAACACGCAGCTTCCCTACCGTTAGCGCAATTTCCTCGTTCTCCTGGTCGCGGCGTTTTATGTATTGCTGGTTTCTTTCCCGTTCATCCAGTAGTGCCAGCACGGTTTCTGGTCCGGCCAGAAATTTGAAGGCGTTGAGCGCATCAATATCAACACCGCTATCTTTAAGTTCCTGTTCACTTAACAAATCATCATCAACTGGCAACATTAACAGGCGTTCCATTGCTGGAATTGCACGTTCTGCCGCCTCACGCAGTGCCTGATAGTTAATTTTGGTCATATCACATCACCCTGAAGCCGTTGCATTTACGTAAAAAATCGCAGATATAGCCCTTCATTTTTTCGTGCCAATCTCGATCATTCCCATTGCACCAACCATCAGGTGGAGTCCAGTTTTCTATCAGAGCAGCCATTTTCTTTGCTTTCGCCGGAGTAGCTGTTGCGGTATCGCAGTAATGACGAGTGTCAACCAACGTATCCATACCATCGATATCAAGTACGCAAAACCATGTGTGATTCGGCATTTCAACAGATGGTATTTGTTGCCCACGTCGACGTTTATCAATAAGACATACAGTCACTGGTTGCCTCCTTTGCGAAGCTGGGCAGCAAAGTCAACTAACCACTCAGTCATTTCAACCTTCCCTACCAGGTCTGAACCAGGGTGCATACAGCAATCACTCTGCGCCGCTTTGAAATCCTTATATTCATATTCTTGGGCCACCAGATTTTTTGCAGCTTCTATAGCAGCATCCACCCCCTGCGCCCGCACTTCAGACAGGAAAGCATCAGTGGCTGGAATGGGCTTTTGTGGTGATATAGCAATGCGAATTGTCTCAAGGTCTGGATCTGTTTCCGCTGCTGGCACCTTGATATAACCCATCTGCACCCCATTCATGATGAACCTGCGACGGTCATCACATATCGCCTTTAGCCCCACATTCTCCGCCGCCAGCGCATTAGCACGCACCAGTTGCACTTCCAGTTGCGTTGCCAAATCGCTGATCAGCTTTGCCACACTGCGCATATCAACGGCACCACATTCTGCTTTCAGTTCCGAAGCCATCTCATGCCCGGAGGAAACTAACCCTTTGATATTACTTTCCATCTTTACCCTCGCTTATCCACATAACTTATTGATTACATTGATAACTAAAAAGATCGTCGATTCAGAACTCTTCGATGTTCCAGCCACCACCTGCTTTCTTTGGCTTAACCGTTACCCCGATGATTCGGAACGGATACTGATCTGCGGCGACTTTGGTTTTCACCCTGGCGTCGTCGGTCCAGAAACCTTTCACTTCGTGCAGTTCCATCTCGCCGGTGGCGAGCATCACAGCGAAATCTGGCGTATAGAACGTGTTGTCAGCTAACCGCAGCTTGATACCCTCGAATCGATACCAGGCGATTTCCCCTGCACGTTTACGCAGCTCAAGGTGCTGGCAATACGCAGATTCTGTTTTGTTCATCTGGCCTGTTTTGAGTCGACCAAGAGCCTGTATCTGTTTTCTCATGATTTACCCCTGAGGTAATTAAAAACCACATAAGACACGAAATCAATAGAGTTTAGAATATTTTATTACCTAACAGGTAACCATTTAGACGTAAAAAAATGCGCTATCGCGCTGGTATTACTTGATAAATCCTGCCGCCTTTCCCCGCCTGTATTCCTCCATCAGCCACTGCGCCGGTGTTATTCCCCCAAGGGTGGCGGCGTTAGGCATGCACCCGAAACTTCGCCCTGGTGGATGGTAAACGTCTCTCCCTGTGTCCGGAGGCGTACTCATTGGTTCTGGCTTTGCCTGTATGCTGATCACCGGATCGGGTATCTGCTGTCCGGAAGCCACCTTTTTCGCCCAATCATCGAGCAGCCTGCGCGCGTGTTTCTCAACCTCAATCTCGCTAAGCTGGCGCTGATACATTGCACGGCGGGTATCACATACGACCCAGTACATAACCGGATGTCGCCACGGGAATCTTTCGGGACCACCAGGATATAAACTTTTTTCCTTGCTGTACCGGTGAAACTCCGCCATCACATCGTCAATGGTGACGCCAAGAACCATCTTGCTGTCTTTACACCACTTGATGAATTGCCCAGGCGACGGCCAGAACGGAGATTCACTGGCGCGGGCGTGGCGCATACCAGCGTTAACCTGTTCCATTGTTGTGATCCCATTCTCCAGAAACGCAAGCATCCATTGTTTTCGAAATTCGTTTAGCTTTCCTTGCTCGCTGATAGCAGCGATGCTGCCTGGAAATGCAGCCTGTAACTGGACAAACATTTCGTTGAAAATTCTTGCAACCTGCTCCTTCTTTGCCCTTTCATCGTCAGCAGAAGCAACCGCCGTCGAGTGGTCATGCCCACCACGAAAGCGATCGTACTCATTAAGAAGTTCTGGAGTTGATTTCATCCCACACCTCATCTATCCAGTCAGTGTTATGCCAGTCAAGGCTCTTTCTGACTTCACCTGATTTCTGTCTACAGAACTGGATGCGCCTTGCCAGCTTCTGCTCCCACTGTGCCTGATGGTATGCCTTACCCTCAGCCATCCAGTAAATTCTGAACTCTGCAAGTTCCTGTGCCGTTGGCAGACTGTCCAGGTAGATTCCCTGCAATGAGCTTTTCCGAAGAAAGTCATCTGATGGCTGCCATTGTTCATGCATGACAAATTTACCTAATTGCCCTGGCCCACCAGGAGGAACAAAGTTATTCATCACGGCGTTGTTTGCGCCGGGGTCATGAGGAACAGAATCCCCGGTTTTTGTCCTGCTCTCCCTCTCTTGGTTAAATGACTGGTTATATGACTGGTTCTGGATCCCGTTTTTGGGATCATTCAACA